ATCCGAGCCTTGGGCTTTCCTTGCATTCTGTTTTGAATACGCAGCGTTCAAGAAGGAAGGTTATGGATTCTTAAGTCACTTGCCTTGCAGGATGGATGCTAGTTGCAATGGAATACAGATATTATCCTTGTTATTAAAGGATGAAAAGATAGGCAAGCTAACTAACTTAGTACCTAACTTACCACCACAAGATGTATATCAGCACATAGCTGACAGGGTTAACAAGAACTTACACAGAGCTAAGAACAGACAGAGTCTAGCAGGTGACTGGTTGAAGTGGGGAATAGATAGGAAGTATTGTAAAAGGATAGTTATGACTAAGCCTTTCGGAATGAATGGATACACAAGTACCTTTGAACTTGAATCTGTATTCTTAAGTGAACTTAGAAATGGAAGGAGTAATCCTTTCAGCAAGAGTGAATACTTAGAAGCACTTCTTTATCTTTCCACTGTGATTAACAAGCAAACAAACATTGTACTTGAAAACCACATAAATTTTATGAAGTGGATCAAGTCAGTAGTGTTAGGATGTAATGATACTTTGAAGTGGGAGACACCATTCGGACTAGAGATTCAACAACACATACACGAGTCAGTACAGATTGGATTGTATTCTGTATTAGGAATGGAAAAGACAACTCTTAATTACAGGAGAGAAAAAGATAATGTTGATCCTAAGAAGCAAGCTAAAGCAGTGGTTGCCAACTACATACATAGCATAGATGCAAGTGTTGTACATTTTTTAGCTTGCAAAGCTGACTACGATGTTTCAACTATACATGACTGCTTTGCTACTCAAAGCCCAAACGCACCGAAGATGCACAGAGATTTAAGAGAGATATATAAAAACATTTTTAACCAAGACCTCACTGAAAAGTTCAAGGGTGAGTTATTGAAACAAACCGAGAACACAGAAGTTGCAGACAGCTTTGAACTTGGCACATTAGATGTGTCAGCAATTAACGACTGCTTCTACATGTTCTCTTAATAATAATAAAACAAGAAGGAGAGAGAGAATGGCAATAAAAGCTAGAACAAAACATCCACAAATAGTAACACCAGTTGGTACTGCAAAGTATCCTAATGTCAACACACCTAACACTAGGTTTAATGACCAAGGTGACTTTACTTGTGACATAATAATAACAAAGGAAGAAGCTGCTGCTTTGAACTTACAATTCCAACCTTTATTTGATGCTGAATACCAAGCTAAGTTGGAGGAGTTAGGAAAGCAAAAGCTTAAATTATCTGATCCACCTGTGCGTGAAGATGATGATGGTAATTGGGTAGTAAAAGCAAAGTTAAAGAATGTATTGGCTGGTGCTTACAAGAACGGAGATCCAAGACCTGCAAAGTCTATTGCATTGTATGATTCAAAAGGTAAGCCACTGAAAGATACATTGGTAAGAGGTGGATCAAAGGTTAAGTTAGCAGTTCGTCCTAGGTTTTGGGATGTTGCATCAACTTGGTTTGGAATGAGCCTTGATTTGTTAGCAGTCCAAGTAATCGAGTTAGGTGATGGTGGTCTGAGTGATAAAGCAGCTGAAAGCTTTGGCTTTACTGAGGTTGAAGGCGGCTATATTAACGGAGGTGAATCACTTGAAGGAGCACTCGATGCCGAAGAGGAAGAAGAAGACATCATCAAAGCAGACTTTTAGGTCTGGATTTGAAGAGAGAATAGCAAACCAACTTAAAAGGTGTGGGGTCTGCTACTCTTACGAATCGTTAGTCATTGAGTACAAGAGACTGAGTACCTACACTCCTGACTTTATACTACCCAACGGAATCATTATTGAGACCAAGGGTAGATGGGTCAGTGAGGATAGATCAAAGCACTTGTTAATTCGTGAACAGCATCCTGAGTTAGATGTCAGGTTAGTGTTTATGAATGCTTATAACAAACTTCGTAAGGGTAGCAAGACTACCTACGCACAATGGTGTGAGAAGAAAGGAATATTATATGCACACAAACAAATACCAAAGTCATGGCTTTCACAAGAACGCATCAGCAATGTGATAAATGTGGATCGAGTGACGCTGTCGGAGTCAACGCAGACGGAAGCACAATGTGTTTCAGCTGCAATACATACAGTAGAAGCAGACAAACAAAAGAAAGAAAACAAATAAACAAAGTGAGTGAAACTAATTTTATAAATGGAAGACCACAAGAAATAGCTAGAAGAAATATAACTAAAGAGACATGTCAGAAATGGGGCTATCATATTGGAGAACACAATGGTGAACCAGTACACATAGCTAACTATAAATCTAGGAACGGAACACTTGTAGCACAGAAGCTTAGGTTCTCAAACAAAACTTTTTCTATCAAGGGTGAGCTGTATGGCTTATATGGACAGCACCTTTGGAGTAGTGGTGGAAGGAGAGTGGTAGTGTGTGAAGGTGAGATTGATGCACTATCTGTAAGCCAAGCATTCGGTAACAAGTGGGCAGTAGTATCTGTACCTAACGGTGCAGGAGGAGCTAAAAAATATGTTAGTCAGGCTATCGATTGGTTGGAATCCTTTGAGAAAGTAATCTTCTGCTTTGACAATGATGATCCAGGAAGGAGTGGAGCTACACAATGTGCAGCCCTGCTAACACCTGGTAAAGCACACATCGCAGAGTTACCTCTTAAAGATGCTAATGATATGTTAGTAGCAAAGCGTAGCGAGGAGTTGGTGAATTGCCTTTGGCAAGCAAGAGAGTACAGACCTGATGGGATAGTAGGAGGAGAAGAGATATGGGAGGCAGTAACAAAGGAAGACACATCTGAATGTCAGCCCTATCCTTATGCTTCCTTAAATGAGATGACACATGGTCTTAGGAGGGGAGAGTTGGTGACACTTTGTGCTGGTTCAGGGATTGGAAAGTCTCTGTTCTGTCGTGAAGTCTGTCACCACCTCCTAGGACTAGATCAGACTGTAGGATACATAGCACTTGAGGAGTCAGTAAGAAGGACTGCACTTGGGATCATGGGTATTCATGTTAACAAACCATTACACTTGGAGAATGACTTGAAGGAGGAAGAACTTCGTAAAGCATTTGAAGATACAGTAGGTAATGGAAAGTTCTATACCTATGACCACTTCGGAAGTACTGAGTCTGACAATCTATTAAGTAAGATCAAGTACCTATGCAAAGGCTTAGGATGCAAGTGGATATTTCTTGATCATCTATCTATTGTTGTTAGTGGTATCGAAGGCGATGATGAAAGAAGGTTAATAGATAATACAATGACAAAACTTAGAAGCCTAGTTGAAGAGACTGGATGTGGAATGGTGCTAGTCTCACACCTTAGAAGACCACCGAATGGTGGAGGACATGAAGAGGGTGGAGTAACTAGATTATCAGACCTCAGAGGTAGTCATTCTATACCACAACTTAGTGATATGGTACTAGGATTAGAGAGAAATCAACAAAAAGAAAACAATAACGAAACAAAAGTAAGGGTGCTTAAGAATAGATTCTCAGGTGAGACAGGACTAGCTACTACATTGTACTACGAACAAGACAGTGGCAGATATACTGAGGATGAGAATGTATTTAAAAGTAAAGCACCATTTTAAAACTATGAAAATACTATTCTTTGATATAGAAACAAATGGCATAGAAGACTTCACTAATCTTAGTGACCTTGAAGTTGTACATTGCTTATCAATCTACGATCCAATAGCACAGAAGATGATTACCTTTAGTGGTGATGGTATAGAAGAGGGATGCAGGATGTTAGCAAAAGCTGACAAGATTGTAGGACATAACATAATAGGCTTTGACTTGCCTGTACTCTCTAAGTTGTACGACTTCTATCCACCACTAGTGCAGGTACAGGATACATTAGTAATGTCCAGATGTATTCATCCTGATTTAAGAGAGGAAGACTTCAAGCGTAAGGACTTTGATCCTAAGTTAGTAGGTAGTCACAGCTTGAAAGCATGGGGACACAGGATGGGTAAGTTGTTAAAGCTTACTTACGGAGAGAACGAGGACGCATGGGACAGCTACAATGAGGAGATGAAGAAGTATTGTGAGCGTGATGTGCTAGTTACTAAGACCTTGTATGAATACTTCATTAACAAGTTACCTAGTAAGAAGATGGTAGATATAGAACATTGGTTCGCTTACATCATAAGACTGCAAGAGAGCAGGGGCTTTGGGTTTGATATAGCAGCAGCAGAAGTACTAGAACAAAAGCTGATTCAATTAAGAGCAAAGCTGCAAGATAAACTGCAAGCTATATTTGAACCTACTGTTAAAAAGATGAAGACTCCAAAGGGATATAGTTTAACTATTGAACACATGGATGGAGTTGAAGTAATCAATGCACCTACCAAAGTAGAACTTAAAAGCATACTTAAGAGTAGAGGCATGGTACAGAACTTAGTTAACAAAGCTAAAGCACTAGAGGTAAAGGAAGAGATCATACCTTTTAATCCTGGTAGCAGGAAGCAGATCAAGGAACGCTTTGAAGAACTAGGATATGAGATACCTGTTAGTGAGGATGGAAAGACTATAAAGGTTGATGAACCTACTCTTAAAAAGATAAACCATCCAGCTGCCGAACTTCTGCTCGAATATTTGTTAGTCGTAAAAAGACTAGGAGCATTGGCTGAGGGCGAGAATGGATGGCTTAAGTTAGTTAAGAATAAAAGGATTCACGGACGAGTCAATACAAACGGTGCAGTCACAGGAAGATGTACACATTCCAAACCTAACCTAGCACAAGTACCAGCAGTAAGAGCTGAGTACGGAAAGGAGTGCAGAAGTTTATTCATCCCACTCAATGGTAATGTATTAGTAGGTGTGGATGCTAGTGGGTTAGAGTTAAGAATGCTTGCACACTACCTAGCTAATTGGGATGGAGGTGAGTACACTAAAGCTATCCTTGAAGGAGACATCCACACAGTTAATCAACAAGCTGCTAAGTTAGAGACTAGAGATCAAGCAAAGACTTTTATCTATGGATTCCTTTACGGTGCAGGTGATGCTAAGATAGGACAGATAGTTGGAGGTTCACAAAGAGAAGGTGCAATATTAAAGAAGAAGTTCTTATCTAACTTACCTGCGTTAAAGATACTCAAGCAAAGGATAGAAGAGAAAGTAAGAAGCTCTGCAAGTTTACTTGGATTGGATGGTAGAGAATTACCTGTAAGATCAGAACACGCTGCACTTAATATGTTACTTCAATCTGCTGGTGCTGTGGTTATGAAGGTTGCACTTATAAAGTTACACAACAAGTTACAGACTTTAGGATGGCAACACGGAAGGGAGTATTCATTCGTTGGTAATATCCATGATGAGTTCCAAGCTGAAGTTAAACCTGAACTTGCTGAGACATACGGAGAGTTAGCAATCAAAGCAATCAAAGCAGCAGGTAAAGACTTGAAGCTTAACTGTCCTATGGATGGTGAGTACAAGATTGGGCAGTCATGGGCAGAGACACACTAGATTACGATTGGCACTTGAAGGTTGCAGAATTGTACGATACAGTCGACCTAAGATTTCCTATGCCATCTTCAAATACCCAACGAATCGGAGCAATAGCTGAGTCAAGGTTCATAACAGAATGTTTAGAGAGAGATTTTGAACCGCACATACCAACAACACCTATGCCTTGGGACTTCATTGTCACTTGTCCAGCAGGTACTTTAAAAGTACAGATCAAAGCTACAACTAAAAAGACATCTACTAATTCCTACGGTGTTAATTGTGGCTCAGGCTGTACAAGAAAAGTTACAATGTGTGATACAATAGATGTTGTAGGATGTTATGTTTTACCTGAGAAGACTTGGTGGTTAATACCTAGAGATAATATACATGGACTCACTATAAAGTTAAGTACATTACCTAACAGTAAATCAAAACATAAAAAATACCAAAACAACTGGAGCATATTCTATGAGTAAAACAACAATACTAATTGATGCAGATGTCTTAGCATTTGAATCATCAATTATAGCACAAGAAAATATACAATGGGAAGAGGAGCTTTGGACTGTTCACGCTGACATGACTGTTGCAAAGGAAAGAGTAATAGGAAGAATAGAACAATTCAAGGACTTGTTAAAAGCTGACGAAGTAGTCCTAGCGTTGAGTGACAGAGCTAACTTCAGAAGGAAACTATTCCCTGACTACAAGTCTAACAGAAGAAAGTCAGTACTACCTATCATCTTAAAGCCTATGAAGGAATGGATGATTAATGAACTCAACGCACAGCTTTGGGCTAACATAGAAGCTGATGATGTATTAAGTATCTTAGCTACTGAGTATCCTAACAGACAAGATAAGAGAATCATAGTTAGTATAGACAAGGACTTCAAAGGAGTACCAGGAATCTTCTATGATTATAACAGACAAGAATACCACCAACCAACAGAGGAAGAAGCTGACAACTTTCATTTAGTACAGACATTGATGGGAGATTCTACAGATGGATTCAGTGGAGTCAAAGGAGTTGGTCCTGTTGCAGCTGAGAGATGGTTAGATGAGAACGGATACACTTGGGAATCTGTTGTTGCTTTGTACGAGAAGAAGGGACAGACAGAACAGGATGCTTTAATCAATGCTTGGATGGCTAGGCTATTAAGAAAAGAACAATATAATAAAAAACAAAAACAAATAACAAAACTATGGACACCAAAGAACTACCAAACAGCGGACAAAAGGAGAATTACGACACAGGTGCACAGCGTGACAGGGCTACTGGACGAGGACGATTCAGCCTTATTCCTCCAATCGCCATTCGATCCCTTGCCAAACGATTTGAAGACGGAGGGAAAATGTACGGAGACAACAACTGGCACAACGGATTCCCATTAAGTAGATTAATAGATAGTATGAGTAGACATCTGTTAGCATTAAGTGAAGGAGATGAATCAGAAGATCACGCAGGTGCTATCCTTTGGAATGCCAGTGCTTTCCTTTGGACAGAAGATATGATAAGAATGGGTAAGTTACCTGATGAACTAGACGATAGGAGTTACACTAATGAATAAAGAAGATCAACTAATGCCTATGATAAGTGAGGCTATTGTTAAAAGATTAGAAGAATTATTTCCTGACAAATGTCCTGACTTGACGAACTCAGAAAAAGATGTTTGGTTTAAAAGTGGACAAGTGTCTGTAATTAGATTCCTTAGACAAACTTATAACGAACAGCTTCAAGAAAACATTTTAACAAAAGACTGACCATGTGCATGTCATCACCTAACATTCCACCACCTCCTCCTCGTCCAGCACCACCGCCTGAACCACCTCCAGTAGCCGACAAAGTTGAAACTGTAGCACAGATGAAACCGAAGAAGAAAGCTAGAGGAGCACAGGCACAGTTAAAGCGTTCAGCTAGACCTACACTTGGAGGAGCTACAGGCGGTACTGGTGTTTACATGTCTTAACTTTTATTAACTATAACTATATAATACTATGCTTCGCACACTCTCAAAAAAGACTCTGCTATCAGCTGTTGATTCAACAGGGGCTGGCAGTTCATTCTCAGTAGAGCGTTCTAAGGGTTGGACCTTTATTATTGCTTCTTCATCCGTAACTTCAGGAGGTACAGTAGACATCGAAGCCTACATAGGTGGTGCTTGGTATGTAATACATTCTGAAGATGTAACAGCTGACGGTGCTGTAATGATCAGAGATGATCACGGTCACTATGAAAAGATAAGAGCTAATCTATCTGCTAGGACTGACGGTACATACAGCGTTTACGCAACAGGAACTACAGAGTCATTATAATTTATAATGTCTTTGATATTCACAGATCAGCTAGAGAAACCTAGTGAGATCATACCTCTTCCTAATAACTTGATCCGTCCTGTCTTCGGAGCTTTGTATGGTTTTGACAGCACAGTTGATAACGCTTTACAAACAGAGCAAGGAGAGTTTATGATGACTGAACAAGAAGAGATATTACTATTTGAACCAGTAGAATAATAAAAATAATAAAATGGCTAACAAGAAATTTACAGAACTTACCGATCTACCTAGTCCAGCAGGTGCAGATATTCTAGCAATAGTTGACGATGTAGCAGGTACACCAACAACAAAGAAAGTAACAGCTACTAACCTAATGTCTCTTGCACCTGTTCAATCAGTAGCAGGACAAACAGGAACAGTAACTGTATCTGCTGGTGATTTAACTGATGGTAACTTTGACGGTGAAGCAATATTAGGATTCGATGCTAGTATCAATGACCAAACAGACGACTACACTTTGCTTGCAAGTGACAATGGTAAAGTAGTAGTTATGAATAAGGCATCAGCAGTAACTGTTACTGTACCTAGCGGATTGGGTGCTGGATTTAATTGTAGCTTCGTACAGAAAGGTGCAGGTCAAGTTAGCTTTAGTGCATCTTCAACTACGATCTACAACCGCCAATCCCACACCAAGATCAATGCTCAGTACGGAGTTGCTAGTATTGTTGCCTACGCTGCTGACACATTTGTCTTAGCTGGAGACACAGCTTCCTAAGAATGTTCGTTCTTCCTACATTTGGTCTAGGAGTCATAGGCAGTCCTACTGTTCCGCCTGGTACTTTTGATACTGCTACTTTAGTTAATGGAGGTAATGGTGCTGGTAATGATAATACTCTTACTTTCACAGTTAATCCATCTGCATCAATAAGTGCTGGTTCTACTTTAACTATAGCTGGACTTACAGGATCGCAGACAGCAGATAGTGGATCATTAACAGTTGGAGGTGCTGGTGCGGCAATCTTTGGATCAAGTGCAGATTGGACTCAGTCATCAGGTACATTAGTTCTTACAGTTGCTGGCGGTCAAAGCGTACCTACAGGTTCAAATACAGTAATCACATTTACTCTGACTAACCCAGCTACAACGAATGCTGGAGTCACAGGAATTACTTTAGCTTCTAGTGGATTTACGACTGCAAACATTAGCGGAACATTCTTGAATGCAGTAGCTCTGTTTAATGTTACCACAAGAGATACAGAAGCTAACATTTTAGCAA